ATGGCTTCAATTATCTATCAACTAAAACCATCTAAAAAATCACCTGAGAAAAGTAGTATTTATGTTAGAGTTTATCACGGGAGACTATTAGGGCAGAAATGCAGTACAGGAATTAATGTTCATCCTAATCATTGGTCTGTGAAGAATAACAAAATCAAATCTGCCTATGATAAGAATAACAAGAACGCTGATTTAACCAACCTAAAACGTTATATAGAGGATATTTTAGAGAATGTGAGGGATTATTCAACTATCCCTAATGGGTGGTTGAAACAGACTGTAGATAATTATTTTAAAGGTGTTCCGGTACAGAATAAAGTAGAGAATATTGTAGAGCAGGAAACTACATTGTATGATTATATTAGTGAGTTTATAGCCAATTCTAAAGACCAGATTAATCTAAAAACAGGTAAAAAGTTATCCTACAGAGTTTACAGAGATTACATACGAACATTTGAACTACTTAAAGACTTTGCAGGAAATAAGCCTTTAAATTGGAATGATATTGACCTAAATTTTTATGATAGGTTTATTATGTACTTACAAAAGATTAACATAGGTACAACAGATGAACCAAAATACTTTTCTGCTAATACTGTAGGCAAATTTATTAAGAACCTCAAAATATTCCTCAATAAAGCTACTGAGGATGGTATAAATACAAACCTCAAATATAAGTCTCATAAGTTCGTTAAGATAAGTGTTCAATCAGATAACATATATCTCACTACTGATGATTTAAAAAAGATAGAGGATTTAGATTTATCAAATTTCAAAGGTAAAGAGAAAGTAAGGGATTTATTCCTTATTGGTTGTTGGACTGGTCTTCGATTTGGAGATTTAAGCAATATAAGACCTGAGAATATAAAGGATGGATTCATCTATGTGGAGCAATCAAAGACAGGTGATAGGGTGGTTATCCCTGTTCATCCAGTTGTTACTTCTATATTAGATAGGTATGATGGACAATTACCACCTGCAATAAGTAATCAAAAGACAAATGATGCTTTAAAAGTTATTGCTAAAAAAGCAGAAATAAACGAACCAATCACTATTTCATCTATCTCTGGAGGTGTGAAACATTCAAGAACATATCAAAAGTGGGAACTGGTCAGCTCACACACTGCCAGAAGATCATTTGCTACCAACTTATACAAAGCAGGTTTCCCGTCTCAATCTATTATGAAAATAACAGGACACAAATCAGAGAATGCTTTTCTAAAATATATCAAAGTAACACCAGAGGAACACGCTCATCTACTAAAAGATTTTTGGGTTAAAACTGGTATCTGAATAGTTTTTTGTAATATTGCAAATAGTATTAATAATTAAAACTATATATTATGGCACTATTAGATGAGTTATTGGAAGTAATAAACAAACACAAAGACACTACTGAGGGTACAGTATTAAGAGAAAAAGAAAGTGGTAAAATCCTTACTAATTTGAAAGAATTTGAGCCTGAAAAACAATATGAGAAGATAGAGAGCAAAGGAGCTTACAGGAATATAGTGGAGGAGTTAATAGGGAAGGAACTGAAGGAAAGCACCAGAAAAATAGGAAGAACGAAAAAAGATGCAATATTCGTTGAAAACGTTAACAGAGATTATCTGGAAGGGGTTGTTATCCTATTAAAGGCATTAGACGAATATACGCAGGGAATGGCAAAGAAAAAGATATATGCTGAATATGGATTAGAGGATATGGTGAAGGAGAAAGGTAAGTAAGTATTTTTCATTTCAAAATTAGAGGGTTGTTCTTAATTGAGCAACCCTTTTTTGGTATCTGTTTACACCCCCTTTTTGTAAAATTTTGACGAACCGGTAGATAAATAATAGACGGAATTTCTTCTATATAAAAACATATTATTGTAAAATTTTGACGCGCCGGTAGATAACTTTTGACGAACCGGTAGATAAGTTTTCACCCCGCCGGTAGATAAATTTTCACCCCGTATATAATGAATTAATAGTAATGAATTAATAGAATAATGAATTATATAACAAGAATTAGTTAGGAAAAATTGGCGTGCGAAAAGCACGCCTAACTGTTTTTGATTTTGTGATTAGAGGAAGAGGTTTGATATTTCCTCTAATTATTCAAACGGGGTATTATCTCCTAATTACAATAGGGAATATTAATCCCTAATTATAAAATAAGATTTATCCCTAATAACAGAAAGAGGATTAATCCCTAATTAAACCAAAAGGGATATACCCCTAATTTCATTGTAAATTCCTATCAAAACTCCTCTAATTATTCAAAGTAGGGTATTTCCCCCTTTCTTTCCTAAAACACCCTTAAAACTATCTTAAATTGAATTTGGTAAAAACATATAAAGATTTAACCTTTGCCTAATCATTAATAAAGGTTTGATTCTCTATTTATTTTTTCAAGTAAAATTTTTTTTAGAAAAAACCTAAAAAAGAATATAAAATATTTTGCCATCTCAAATAAAAGTATTAATTTAGCTATAGCTAAGAAAGAAATATTGAAAGTGATTTAAAAAAAATAAGGATATGAACAAAACAGAATTTCTCAAAGAGATAAAAGAAAACTTCACAAAGATTCCAAACAATATCATTATTGACAATGAATATAAGTTGAGTGATCTGGAGAGAATGGTAATCATCAAAATGATTCAGAAGAATAATGATAACAAGAATATCAGTTTTGTTTCAATCGAAAATCTCTCTGTTTTCCTCTATCAAAAAGATGCTGAGACACAGAGAAAGAATGTATCAAGAGTTCTTCACACCTTAAAAGAAAAGGGATTGATCAATATCCAAACAACCCATCAATACCACAAACAGCACAAGAACGTAATCCAGGTGAACAGCTATTCATTGAACCAAAACAAGTTCTCAGATTCCTACCTCAAAATCCCTAATCAGGTTCTGGATTCAGCACAATACGAATGGAAAGATAGGTTGTTCGCTATTCAATTATTCTCAGTGATATGGTCAGGTTCAGATAGAATTTCACTGACCAACGGTCAGATAGCCGAAAAACTAAATAGCAGCAGACCAACAATTAACAAAAAAATCAGAAAATTCAATGACCTTGGTTTCATTCAGGTTAACAAATCAGATTATCAGGTAAACATCTCATCCCTGATGCAAATGAATGAGCAACCAACCCCCAAAATAGCAACAAAAGAAGCCCATACAGAGCCAATCTCTATTAAAACAGGTGTTACCCCCAGAAAGAATAAAGAAAGGCTAAAAACAGCTTTAAACGCACAAAAACAAGAATCTGATCTTCCAATAGTAAGCGGAGAACCAGAAGAGAAGACGGGAGAAATTAAAACCCCGTCTTCCGCTATTAACCAAAAAGATAATGGTATGAGAAAGAAGAAAAGAACATACGATGATACCCCATTGAATGACGGTTGGGATGATGAAATCTCCTCCTACCGGAATAAACTCAAAGAGACCCGTAATGACACTAATACAATCAATGTATTCACCGATGATATGTTAGACACTTACAACGAAGCCTTGAGGCTTAAAATACGGAAAAAAGGGGATAATATCACCACCTTTGAAGAGATGGAAGAGGTTAATGAACAAATAGAAGAAGAAAAGAATAGGTTAAGAATTGAAGCAATAGAAAGGAAAGAGAAAGCAATGAGAGAAATCCCAGAAGGACAAATGCTGATTTAAGGAAAAATAATTTAAAAAAAGATTGTAAAAAACTTGTGTAGGTCAAATAAAAGAATTAAATTTGTTTAAGAAACAATACAGATAAAGAATACAAAAACTTCGTGATAAAAAATAATTAATTAAAAAATGTCCTATAAAGAATTTCAAAAAAAGAATAAAGAAAGATTCTCTCAGTTAATGGAAGCCCAAGGCATTAAAGATTTCACCTTCATCCCTATTGAGAATAATAAAAAATTCCTTTGCGCTTGGATTGACCAGAATGATAATGATTTTCTGGCTTTCACCACCTTGAGAAAGAAGAAACACGATGATCACTCTAATTGGATAATTGAGAAGAAAGACTACGACAAATTAAGGCAATTCAAGAAATTCACAAAAGTAAAAGACGTTCTCTCAATTAACTTCTTCTCTAACAATTACTTCAGTATGTGGTCAATTGGTAGTATGGATTACCCAACAATAAGAGAAGGTCAATTCAAAAAGAATACAGTAATGAATGCTGACACTGTTGACAAACTGGTAGTCTGGATGAAGAACAAAGATGCCAAAGCAACAGGACGGATAAGCACCCGCAACAATTCGTTATCAATCAATTACCTAAATGAATAATGAATAAGGTGGTGACAGTCAGAATCAACAAAGAAATACAGAAAGGAATAACAGAATTATCGGAAGTGGCAAACGTGCCAGTTTCAAAAGTCATTCGCACTATACTGAATGATTACATCGTGCTCTACCAGAATAACAAAAAAAATGAAAATAAAGCCGGATAAAGATAAACTTGATCAATACATATACGATTACGGATTTGATAAAGCGTTAGAGACATTCCAGATAACAGAGAGTCAAGCTGAGAACATCCTATTTGGAGTTAAAGAGAAGAGAAGGGAACCAACCCCTACCTCTACAATAGAGGAAGTCATTGAGATAGTCCAGGAACTTGACCCAGATAAAACAATCCCACTAATGCAAGTAATGAAGAAGAGATACCATTCTCTTCGCAACCTGTACCTAAAAGGAAAGAATCTGGATAAGATCAATATCAGAAGTGAGACACCAGAGGATAAGTTCCACAACGCTTTGATTAAGGTATTAGAAGACACAGAGAGGTTTGAATATGAAGACGATGAGACAACCTTCAATTACATCAAAACCCGTCTGTACTGGCAGAATCGAAAGGAAAAAAGGGATGCACAAAGAAATAAAAGAAAGAGAATCCATCTATTAGAGGAGAAGCAAATGGAAACATTGTTGGAACAATTAAAAGAGAAATTCAATGATAACTAATTCAATAATAACCTTATCAATCATCCTATTAATAGTAGCAGGACTATTCACCCTATCCTTGTTCAACAAGAGAGCTAACAGATTAACAAACAAAATTTTATATAAATTCGTCTAAATCAAGTAAATAAGAAAAGAATATGAATGAGAAAGTAATCAAAGTAGAAGTAGAAGTATTGAACAACACACTGGAGTATCTATCAACCCAACCCTTCAAGGAAGTTGCACAGTTGATAACAGGTATTCAGAAGTCAGTACAGGAGAACAACCAACCGGAACAGGAAGAGAAAAGGGAGGAAGAGAAGAAGAAAAAATAAGTATCTGTTTTATTCATAATCAATATATCTTTTAGCGAAGAAGAGAGGGTAGGGTGAAACGTCACTTTACCCTTTCTATTTTACAAACAATAAACAATAAGATGATGAAGTACCCAACAGATAAGATAATCAATGCAACAATCATTATCACATCCCTATTAATGATGATAATAGGAGTTATTAGTTGCCTTACAGATTATTACCCTATTGATTAATAAATAGTTAAATATAAGTAAGTATAAAAAATCCCCGAGGGTAAAAGAAAATAAAAGAGGTGACTATTAAAAACTGTAAGCAAATCAATTCGTTTTAATTACAATCTATAAGATAATGAACATAGAAAGAATAAGAGAGATACAACAGGAGACAGCCTATCCAGATAGTATTAGTGTTCAACAGGCTTTATTAAAAGTATGGAATGAATGTAAACAAGAGAAGAAGAAGGAGAAAGACAAACCAAAGAAGCCAATCCCACCTAAAGGAACTTATTGGAACTATCAACCAATAATAGATAGAACAACAACACCACCCAAAGGATAAAGAACAAATAGGATAACAACAATCAGAAGCAATCAGACAAACACTGGTTGCTTTTTTTATGTAGTGAAGGGAAGTAGAGAAAAAGAATAAAGAAAAAATTAAAAATAATTTCAGAAAGTAATCAAAAACGTATTACAAATAGACCGACTTCGCTATTATATATATGAAGGGATGAATCAATATTATTTTTTAGCACAAAAGGGGGGTTAAGAGCCTGAAAATGTGAGCGAGGGGAAACCAAACAGGGGGGTCACTTTTTTTATACCAAAGGTTTTTAACCCCCGGGGTTTAGGGTTTTAGAAATTTTAACAAAAAGTAAAATGAAAAAAGATGAGTTCTGGTGGATGAAAACTGAGAAGGATGAGAAGCAAAAAAGGGGGTGGACTTCATTCAGTCAGAATGGTTGGTACAATACAAAAAATTGGAGAGAATTAAGACAAATAGCCTTAGCCCAGAATCCTCTATGTGAACTTTGTAAGAAAGCCGGAAGATTAACCCCAGCAAAAGAAGTAAACCACATAATACCAGCAGAAGAAGATATCAGTAAGTTTTTTGATTTGAATAACCTTCAACCTCTATGCAGCTTTCACCACAGGTCAATAACACGTAGAGACAATTCTAAATATAGCCGTAAGAACTTAGCAAAGGGTAAAGACTTGCAAAAACAAATGGAAAGCGATGAGTGAAATAATTAAGGTTTTCGGTAAGGATATAGATTTGGAATTAATAGAATACCACCTCTATATGATGAGAAAAGAATTAGAAGACTACGCTGGAAAAGCAAACCATATATATACAAGTATCAAGACTACAGAAAATAAAACAATCTTAAAAGTAATATTAAAATAATCGTAATGGATGAGTTCAAAAAGACTAATGATATATTTCAATCCAAAATAAAAGTAGAGAGGAAGAAAGATTGGGAAAGTTGGGTGCTACTGTTAAGTGATGTTCATTTTGATAGTAAACATTGTGATAGAAAACTTTTAAAGAAACATTTAGACGAAGCAAAAGAGAAAAACGCTCAGATATTTATTTTTGGTGACCTGTGGGATTGTATGGGTGGGAAATATGATCCACGTTCAGGGAAAGGAGATTTAAGACCAGAATATCAAGTTAAAGATTATTTTGATGAAATAGTTCGTGATGCAATTAAATTCTTTAAACCATACAAAGACAATATAAAGTTAGTTACTTATGGTAATCACGAATTAAGTGTATTAAAAAGACAAGAAGTTGACCTACTTAAAAATTTTACAGAAAGATTAGGCATTCAAAAAGGAGAGTACTCAGGCTTTGTAAGGTTTTCTTTCTCTGATGATGAAAAGAAAAGACACGTTTCCACCTCAAAACTTCTCTATTACAATCACGGTTCAGGAGGAAATTCTCCAGTAACAAGAGGAGTAATAAAAACAAACAGAAGACAAAATTACATTTCAGCAGATTATTTCGTTTCTGGGCACATTCATTCAGAATGGTTAATGGCTCTCCCTATGGTTTCAGTGAATCAAAAAGGTAAGGTCATAAAGAAAGAACAGACCCATATAAGTTTAGGAACTTATAAAGATGATCACGGTTCAGGAGGCTGGGCAGATATGAAAGAATTTCCCCCTCCATCAATGGGAGGAAGTTGGATAAAATTTGAATACGATAACGATAATATCAAAGAAAGTTTTATAAGGGCAAAATAGTAATTATGACAAAAAAGCAACTCATAGAATATATTAAAACAAAAGGATTGTATGAAGATGTAGATTTGGTAATGATTGATGAACTTCTCTATAACATCCGAATAGCCAAACAATCAAAAGCAGATTTAAAAAAATATGGGTTGATGATGAATGTTTCAAAGAATGATGAGAAACCCTATTTTCAACAATCCCCAGCCGTTAATATTTACAATTCCTCAATAAAAAATATAATGAATCTTTCCCGAAAACTTGCTCTCTCACCCCTTGACAGGCAAAACCTGAAAGTAACAGTGGAGGATGAAGATGATGGTTTCGACTAAAAAACAACAAAGAGAAAAAGAAGTCAACAAATATATAGATGAATGTATAGAATTAGCCTACCAGTATGAGAGAGACGTTTTAGGGGGTAATATAGTAGTAAATAGATGGATTAAAAAAGCCATTAAGAGAGAGCAGAAATTAAGGAAAAAATATACATATAATGAGGACAAAGTAAGAGATGTATTTAAGTTCTTCTCCTTTGTTAATATTGAAAGAAAAAAACAATTCATTCCATTAGCTTTTCAAGCTTGGATAGTGTTGGCCATCTATTCCCTGTATAGAGATAATGGGTTGAGACTTCGCAAATATGCCATTATCTGGATGGCTAGAAAGAATGGTAAAACAGCATTCACTTCTCTATTATCACTGTATGAGTTGATGAAAGGCGCAGAGAATGCAGAGGTTTACTTCTTAGCCACGACCAGCAAACAGGCTTCACAAGCCTTATCCTATTTGAAATCAATGGTATCAGTCAGTCCGGCACTGAAGAAAAGACTGGATGTTCTTACCTACTGGATTAGATATAAAGGTCATTCAATAGCCAGACCATTAGCAGCAAAGGCAGATAGTTTGGACGGGTTGAATCCTTCATTTGCAATTATTGATGAGTCACACGCACACGCAAACAGAGACTTGTTCAATATAATGGATTCGGGTATGAAAGCCAGGAAAGAACCTCTATTGATGGAAATATCAACAGCGGGTTTCAGGAAAGACTACCCTTTCTATACTCAGTTAGAATTAGCTAAGGAGGTTTTAGAAGGCAAATCAGAGCAGGATAACACCCTATACTTACTATACACATTAGATGAAGAAGAAGAGGTAGAACAGCCTGAAATGTGGGTAAAATCAAACCCTGCATTAGGTCATCTATTAGAGCTGGAGACATTAAAAGAAGATTTTGAGAAAGCTAAAAAAACTAAGGCAGATATAAATAGCTTCATTGTAAAAAATCTAAACTTCTACAAAGATTCTCAGATTAGTTGGATAGAAGATGAAATGTATAAAAAATGTTTTAGGGGTTTTAATGTAGAGGAGTTAAAAGGGAGTAAAGCCTATATAGGTATTGACTTAGCAGCTACAAGAGATTTAGCAGCTTTAGCGGTATTAATAGAAAAAGATGGTAAATTTTATTCTAAAGTAGAGCACTTTCTACCCCAAAATGATAGGCAAATAGTAAGAATGAATGGTCTGGATTTGTCAGATTGGATAGAAAAAGGATGGATTACACAAACAGAGAAACCCACTATTGACTACGATTATATCGCACAGAGAATCAAATACTATTCTGAAAACTTTGATGTAGAGGCGTTAGGATATGATAAGTGGAATAGTTCACAGTTAATCCCTGATTTACAATTGAATCTTGGTTTGTATTGTGTTCAATGCCCACAGAATACAGCGTTTTTTAATCTCCCTCTAAGGTTTCTGGAAAAATTCATAGTTGAACAATCAATTAAACTTGAGAAGAATCCAGTTCTAAGGTGGATGTTTAGAAATGTGGTATTGTATCAGGATGGTAACGCCAATATCAAAGTAATGAAAAATAAAAGTAATGATTCTGTTGATGGTGTAGTAGCGTTAGCAATGGCAATGGGAATGTATTTAAAAGATAAACAGAATAATTATGAACTTACTGAATAGTTTTAGCAATATAGGTAACAAGATTAAACAAATATTTGGGGTAAACTTAAACTTTGGAGGTGGTGGTAAGAGGATAGATACTGATGGCATTAGCACTATTCAAACTTGCACCAGAATATTAACAGAGAATGTAAGTAGATTACCCCTGATAGTAAGGGGAAAAGACGGTAGAATTATAGAAAATCACCCTGTATCAAAGGCTTTTAATAAGTCTTTCAATGGTTTTCTTACAGCAGATAAAGGACGTAAGATTATAGAGAGAGATAGGGTTCTTAATGGTAATGGTTTTGCTATTATCAAATATAACATTAAAGGAGAGTTGCAATCATTAACCCCTGTTCCTTATGTAGCAGTACAGGGAATTATCCTGAAAAATGAAACTCTCTATTATGCCATTGATAACTCCTTAAACCCCTTTACAGATAAAGATGATAGGGAGACAATAAATGGTGAGGAGATATTACACTTTACAAGTTCAAATATTAAGGAGTTTGTAGGTATCTCACCAGTTAAATCATTGATGTTTGAGGCAGGTATTAGACAGAGAGCAAGCGAAACCCTGATTAATTTCTACAAAAACAATGCAATGAGTCCGGTAGTGCTCTCATCCTCTATCAATGATATGTCACAGGTCAAAGCATTAAAGGAGTTTACAGAGAAATTTGAGATTGAGAATACTGGTTCATCAAACGCTGGTAAGGTTATTAAACTACCTCCCGGAATGAAATTAGATTCTTTAGATTACAAATTTGCTGATGCTGAATTGATTAACACTCTAAAGTTTACTAATCAGGAGATAATTAGTGCTTTTGGAATACCATCATTTTTGATGAGTTATGAAACTACCCAGAGTATTGAGAATCAAACATTAGAGTTTAAAACATTTACTCTTAATGCTATACAGGCAGGGTATAAATCGGAAATTGAAAACAAGCTACTAACCACGAAGGAACTTACAGAGGGTTATTACATTGATTTTGATTATTCGGTGATGCTGGATGCGGATTTGAAAACAAAAGCCACCTCCTACAAACTACTTGTCAGTAATGGTCTTTGTACTCACAATGAAGCCTTAATTAAGTTAGGTTTTAAGCCCATAGATAATGAGAATGGAGATAAACACTATATGCAAGCGCAATATGTAAAATTGGAAGACTACAATCAAAATAATATAGAAGATAATGGAAAGTAAACCAAAAATAAGGTCATTAGAGAATGAAGAAGGATTAAAAGAAACTTGGATAGATGGATATGGAGCTGTTTTCAATCAAAGGTCAAAACTAATATTGGAAGACGGGAAACTGTTCTACGAAATAATCAAACCAGATGCTTTTAATGAAGTCTTAAAAAATCCTTCTCTGAATGTAAAAGCCGTAGTAGATCACGACAACGCAAAGATGTTAGGGAGAACAAAGTCAGGAACATTAATTCTCTCTATTGATGAATACGGTTTGAAATACTCTGTTAAAGTACCAGAAACACAATTAGGAAGGGATATAATTGAAATGGTAAACAGGGGAGATATTGATGAATCTTCTTTCAAATACTCAGTGAGAAAGGGAGACCATAATTTTAAGAGAGATGAAAATAGTGATTTGATACATACAGTAGAAAGGATAAGCGGTCTTTATGATGTTTCTTTGGTTGTTGATGGTGCATTTGCAAATACAAACATCGCTATTGCTAAAAGGTCATTAGAGGAATTTGAAAGGGAAGAGCAAGAAGAAAAAGATAATATTAAAAAAGAATTAACAAGTAAACGTAATTATTTAAAAACAATTCAGGATGAAATTAAGTGAAATGATTAGTAAACGTTCAGAGATTGTAAGCGAAATGGAAACTATCCTTTCTGGTGCAGAAACTGCTGAACGTAGTATGAATGAAGAAGAGACCGCCAAATGGCGTGAGTTGGATGAGCAACAAAAGGAGCTTGAAACTCAGATTAATCAGCGTAAAGAGCAGGACGCTATTAACGCAAAACAAGTAGATAACCAAATTAATAAAAATAATTCAGAAACTAAGATGAGAGATTTCAAAGAAGTAGTAACCCGTTCAGGGGATAAAGTAGAGAATTTTTCAGTACGTGCCGTAGAGTTGGCCTCTGGAATTTATGATGAAAAAGTAGCTGGTAATGTTTCCTCTGTAGGTTATGAACCTTTCTACAAAGGAATGGGAGTAGAGATTCTTCCCAACCTCCAAAGCGCAATTAAATTGCCTTATACCGGAGTGATTAAAGCAGCTAAGAAAGCAGCCGGAGCCCGTAACGATAACGCTGAAACCCTTTCTACTGTATTGCTGTCACCCAGCCGCTATACTGTTACTGAGACTATCGGTAAAGAGTTGTTAGCTGTTGGAAATGAAATGGCCTTGCAGTCATTCCTTATGGAAATGGTTAAAGGTTGTGACCGTGCAGTAACCCAGGATATTTATGACCAGATTGTAGCTGGTGCAACTGCTATCAGTGGTCTTACCGCCTATGATACAGACGCATTTGACCAGATTACTGGTGCTGTAGATGGTGATGTATCACTGTTGATGCCTCGCACTGAGTTCTATACCGCTAAAGGTAAGAAAATTGATGCAGGTTCAGGTTTGTTCCTCGTAAATAAAGCAAGCCAGTTTACTGGTAATCTTTGGGATGGTACACCAGTGTTTTACTCTGGACTGTTTGACGGTACTGATATTGCAGCCGCTGACCTCAAACACGTAACTGTAGGTGAGTTTGGTGAAGAGTATGAGGTAATCTTTGATTACTACTCAAAAGCACCTGAAGGACAGGTAGTAGTAACTGTTGCCAAGATTGCAGACGTTAAAGTACGTAATGCAAATGCAGTTAAGAAAGCTACTATTACTGTAGTGTAAGTGAGTTTCCAAATCATATAATCACTTGAATAGTACCTCTATTAGTTTAGGGGTGCTATTCATTTTAAATTAATAAATATGGTAGAAAAGAGTAATAAAGATTATGCAAATATAACGCTGGACTTACTTAAACAGCAATTAAACTTTGATAGTGATTATACTGATGAGGATAACTATTTAACTCAACTAACTAAAGCCTCAGTAGATTACTGTGAGTCTGCTTTAGGGTTTGATATTGTACCTACTGATAACAGTTTAAAGATAGAGGACTTTGGAAGAGATTACATTACTGTAGATGAGGGTAATTTAAGCCAAATAACAGCCATTACTATTGATGGTGAACCAGTAACTGAGTACAAGGTAGAAAAGAAGTATTATAGCTTTAAAATAACATTTGAGGTGTATTTATCAGGTGATTTAGAGATAACCTTTAAAACAGGTTACACCACTGAGATAAAATCAAAACATCTACAAGCGGTACTAATTAAAGCCTCAGATTTATATGATAGTGAGAGACAATCTTACAACTATAATGTAAATAAAAATGAGGTATTAAAATATTTATTGACGTTATGATAGCAGGGCAATTAAGGTATAAAATAAAAATATTATCTAAACAGTCCACTGTCAGTGATTATGGTACTCTTACAGACTCTTATGTATTAAATTATTCTACTAGAGCAGGTATTAAATATAATTCAGGTGGAGAGAAGTTTACAAACCACCAAACGGAAGCTAATCAGGTTTTAACCTTTACTATCAGGAACAGAAAAGATAAGGTAATTACAGAGATTGACAGGGTTGAGTACAACGGTAATCAGTATAATATAGTCGAAATTATACCAAAGTTTGACGGTATTTTTAAGAGTTTAGATATTAAAGCGGAGAAAATAAATGACTAATACAGGCAATAATCAAACACTACAGATATTTGGTACAAAGGAACTGAATGACCTGTTTGAGGCGATGTCTGATAGCCAACAAAGGTCACTATATATATCTGCTTTCAGGAAAATGACCAAACCACTACTCAAAGATATTAAGAGTAGAATCCCATCAAATTTAAAAGGATTAAGACGTTCTATTATCGCTAAGCCAGTAAACAGAGAAAAGGCTTTAAAATTTGGTGCATCCAGAAAGAAAGACAAACAGGCTTATTTGGCTAATATATTTGAGGGAGGAACAGGAGAGAGGTTTTATGTAACCCGTAAGAATAAGGTTAAGAAAAGCACTGGTAGAGTACAGCCTTTAAACTTCTTTTATGATACTATTGATGCACACGAAAACAGGTTAAAAACAGAGTACTATGAGGCGTTTTTAGAGTCATTTGAAAAGATGGTAGATAGGTATAACAAGAAAAAGAAGAGGATATTAAAATGATTAGTATAAATAAATATATAAGGTCAATACTCATACAGGATATGGGAGTACAGTCTCTGGTTGGAGATAAAATTTATTCTATAATCATACCAGAAAACGTAGATAACCCTGTTATACTTATTGAGAGGCTAAATAACAGCCGGAAGTACGTAAAGAATAATAAAGCCTCAGATGAGATAAATATAGTCATTTACTCAGTTGCAAATGATTACATAAATAGTATTGAGATAGCTGAAAAAATAGACGCTCTTTTGGATTGTTATGAGTTAGATAATGATGAGTTTAAGATGATTATCAGACAGAATAATATTGCAGAGGCTTATAGTGGAGATTACATTCAGAGATTAGAGTACAAAATAACGATTAACTACAAATAAAATAATTAATACAATGGGATATATTAACGGAACAGATTTGCTATTGTTTCACGATGATGGTGCAGCTCAAACACCTTTTGCAGGTTCTACCTCACACTCATTATCTATCAACAATGAGCTAAGGGATGCAGCCACAAAAGATAGTGCAGATTGGTTGGAAAAAATCTATGGTCGGTCAGACTGGTCTATTAGTTGTGATGGGTTGGTAAGTTTTACAGACACTTACAACTATGAACAGTTGTTCGATATGATGCTAGCAAAAGAGGATATTGATGTAGTTTTTGCTCTTAATGCAGCAGGAACACCAGATACCTCTAATACACAGTACACAGGTACTGTAAAGATTGAATCACTTGAATTAACCGCACCAGATAATGATAATTCAACCTATTCAGTAACCTTACAGGGTTCTGGCCCTATTACTAAGGTAGCAGGAATTTAATAAAGTAATAAGTAACTATAAAGGCTGATATTGTAATATGTAGTATTATAGTATTGGCCTTTTTTAATAATATATGATATGGAAAGTAAAAAGATTACACTAAACGGTACAGAATATAAGGTAAAATTCAATTTTAGAACCTTTATGATGTTTGAGGATATGAATGATAAGTCTATTAATAACATATCCGGCAAACTTACTGATATGATGAGTTTGTTTTACTGTGCATTAAAAGCCAATAACAAAGAGTCATTTGAGATGGACTATGATGAGTTTGTAGATAAAATGGATGATAACGCAGAGCAGTTGAATCTGTTTTCAGAGTTGTACAACAATACAGCCAGTGAGTCCACAGATAAAAAGAGAGGTAGGCCTAAAAAAAAGCCTCAGAACCAGTAAGATTTAAAGAGTTATATAAAATAGTAGTGTGTAAAAGCGGTGTAAGTCCTGACTACTTTTTAGACAGTATGACCTTGCAGGAACTAGATTTATTTGTCGAATCTTACACAGAGGACTTTAAGCAGGAACAGGAGAGATTAAGGCTTTTGGGTTGGTGGATTATATCAGTAAACAGTACAAAGAAAGTTAAACTAACTGATGTTATTAAGTTTTCGTGGGATAATGAGAAAGAACCAGATAATAATTTAATGACAGAGGATAGGTTTAATGAGTTAAAGGATAAATATAAGAACGCATTAAATAAGAGATAATGGCAGATAAAGAGTTTAATTTAATAGGTGTATTAAAAGCAAATACAGCCAATTTTGAGAGAGGTATAGATAGGTCTAAGCAAAAGGTAGGACAGTTTAACCGCAACCAGAAACAAGCCTCTAAGATGACTAAAAACATAGGTAAGTCACTTATGAGCGTAGCTGGTTCATTTGGTGCTGTTTTTGGTGGTGCTGCAATAGCTGTTAAAGGGTTTCAGGGGATTGTAACAAGTAGTCAGGCAGCAGGAGATAAGTGGACTGTTGCGGTTGATGGTATGAAAGGCAGTTTAGATGCTTTTTACCGTTCTATTGGTACTGGTGACTTTGATAACCTTATTGATAATATGATAAGGGGTAGAGATGCGGCAGAGGAGTTCAGTAAAGCAATGGATGACCTGTTTGAGGGTTCTATGAGTCTCAAAATAAACACCGCCGAAATAGATAAACAGATTGCTCAACTTGAAACTGATAGAAAGAATGCTTATGCCGCTAAAGACTATGAAAAGGTATTAGAGATTGCTGAAAAGATTAATAAGAAAGAGGAGGAGAAATTAGCATTAATACAACAGGAAGCCAATTTAAGATATAAAGCATTCCAGAGTAAAGCCAATAGTGATTTAGGATTTACAGATAATCAGTTAGTAGAGTTCTTAAAAGGTTATAGAACAGACTCTAATATCAGGGAGGAAGCACAAGCCTTTATAGATACAGAGGCAGAATTACAGGATGAAGTACGTAAAGCATTTAATTTTAGAGGTAAAGAAGCTGGTCAGGATGCACAAAAAGAGCTTGAAAACTTTAGAAAAACCGCTACAGACCAGATAAAGATATACGTTGAATTAATGCGTAATTATGCAGGTTCAACAGATGAGTTCATACAGAATACTGTTAGTGCATATACCGCAGGAATAGAGGCAGAGACTCAGAGTTTAAAGAAAAGACAATCTAATGAGCAGCAATACGCAAGGGCTAAGGAAAAGGTAGATAAGGAGAGAATAGCCAGTCAGGAGGAATATAACCAAAAACTATCCAGAGAATTGGCCTTAGAACAAAGCAGATATACTAACACACGTTTAAAGGGTAAAGGTGTTTCAAGCGTTGGAAGTGTAGGCAGTATTAATACTACCTCTTTGGTAGGTATGCAAGGAGTTTTAGCGAACCAGCAAAGTAATATTAACTCTGTAGCAGACTTAGATGAATTAGAAAACTCTCTATTTGAGTTACAAGGACTTTCAAGTGATTTAGCTGGTGGTTTTATGTCAATATTTGATGAGGGGGAAAAAGGCTTTTCAAGGCTTGGAGATGCAGTAGAGAACTTTGCAAATCAGGTTATTCAGCAGTTAATAGGTAGAGGAATATTAATGTTATTATCCTCTCTAATCCCAGGAGGTAGTGTGGTTGGTGGATTGTTAGGATTCTCTGAGGGTGGAACAGTTCCAAAATTCGCTACTGGTGGAATAGTGTCAGGTTCATCTACAATAGGTGATAATATGCTGGCACGGGTTAACAGTGGTGAGATGATACTCAATGACAAACAACAATCCAGCCTATTTAGAATGCTAGATAAAGGCGGAAATGGAGGAGTATCAGGAGATGTAAGGTTTGAGATAGCAGGAGATAAATTAATAGGTGTACTAAATAACCACCAGAAACGACAAAATAGCTATAGATAATGTGGAATTTAAGATATTATTCAGATTGGATAGACGATAAAGGGAATGAGAATAGGGTAGAGATTCACTCTCATTTAATGGCCGGAACACAATCAATAAGATTAACAGGTTTCTCCATACATTACCCAGAATTTGACTTGTTTTCAGATAAGGCTGTTTACGGTGCAGGAGCTAATCTTACAATAGTTTCAGAAAACGCTCTGGACTATCTGGATGAATTATACACTATTAATCCCAAAGGTCTGTTATTAAAGCACTATGTAGGTAGCACCTTAAACTTTACAGGATATTTAGATACAGAGCAGTATAGAGATGATTTTTTCAACCCTGTAAACTATGATTTTTCGATTAGTGCCAACAATGGAATAGCAGTTCTGGATAGAATTAAGATAAGTGATGATACAGACAGTGAGTTATCCGGTATATATAACGCTTTAGATGTAGTTAAATTTGCTTTAAATAAGCTGGAAATAAGCTATGATAACATTTATATGGGTGTTAGTTCTACTATTGAGGGTTTGGCCTCAGATGAGACTATATTGCACAAATTGAATGTTAAGGCTGCAAACTATGTAGATGAGAAAGGTAACTGGATGAGTTGTAGAGAGGTTATTAATGCTATTCTTTTACCACTTACCTTGAAACTGTTTGTAGTGGGAAATGATGTTTACATAGTCGATATAAATAGCCTTGCAGATGATAATATTACTTTAAAACAGTATAGTTTTAGTGACCTTACCTACGTTCAGGATGTTACAAACAGCAACGTTTTTGATATTGATAAGGTGGTAAATAGCAATGTACTCACTAAACAGCCGGGAGTAAGCAAGGTAGATGTAAAGTTCAATAAATACGTTTATGACAATGTAATTAAAAGTCCTCTGGATTTATCTACATTCAGTGATTTGGTGTCTGATACAAATGTTACCAACTCAGAGGGGAGTGAGTATAACATCAAACGCTATAAGAACTGTGTTAATTACACCAACCTAGATACGAACGATGATACTGTATATTTTGAAAAGATAACAAATGTAAACAAGCCCTCAGAGGTAGATTATACTGCTAGAGTTAGGGGAATTACCCCTGTAAATAACTCTCCTGTGTTTTCAGTGGAGGTAGAGACAGATTTAAACTTGCTATCATCTAAAAACCTCTACTTAAAACTCTTTGGAGATATAATGGTTTGTGATGATAGCGACTTTTACAAAGAGAGAATAATCAATGATTACTTTAATGCCTATTTCTACGTACAATATAAAGTAGGCTCGCAATATTACAATCCTTACTCTGGGTGGAGTGAAACAGCCTCAAACATTACAGCTGAACATTATGACTACTATTCAGATGGTAATAATGATGCTAGATATACCATTAATAAGTGGCATAGCTTAGAGAATGGAACATACATTAACGGAGACCAGTTTGATGGTATATTAATACCTCTTACCTCAGATTTATTCCAGTCAGCAGAAAGCATTGATGGTGGGAAACTAACCATTAAAATAGGTATGTACACCTCTATAATGAATCTATCAGAGTTTATCCTACGGTTTAAAAATCTAGGTGTTGGTTTTGTTGAGAAAGATGAGTGGGGTAATTATTTGGAGGTTAGTAATGCAGATGATGAATATCAGGGAAAGATAGATAGTTATTATATAAATGATTTACAGGTAGAGACAAAACAAGGTACGGACTCAGAGGCCAATAGTAGAGGTATGTTTATACTGAGAGTGAATGGTGTTTATACAGATAGCGATTATGCTACAAATGAGAGATACGCTCTACTTAATTCTGTTAGTAGGAATGGGTTTTCTGGAACATCAGAGGAGTTATTACTGAGGACTTATTTAAGTAACCTACAGCTATCCAGATACAAATATAACACCACACTACTGAGTTATCATTCAATACTAGATAGGTTTAAATATAAGCTATACAGGGATTCTGTTCAGTGTACTTTATTACCTGTAGGTATGACCTGTGATTATCTAAGAGGAGAAAGCACTGTAAACTTATTGGAAATAGTTAAAGACGAATAGATATGATATTAGATATAAACAAAATAAAAGTACCTGCACAGGGTAGGAACATAGACTATAAGTATAAAATAGGCAGTTCAGTTTCTACAGCTTTTTCAAGTAGTCAGTCAAGTTCTGCACCCTCTGCAAATAGCTGGATAGATAATTATTTATCATACGATTCAGCAAATAATAAGATTGATTTTTCAACAAGTATCAAAATTCAAGATTTATTCATTGAAGGTAAGGTAAATCATTGGATAACTGATGTTATTACCGTTGATGATGCTTCATTACAATTAAACGCAAAACAAAGCGGTGTAAGGGTTGATTCAGGGTTAATTATTTATGATAATGATTCAGCAAGCGAACTGAGTAAACTGTATTATTCAACGGCTAATCAATGGCAGATAGACGGTAATAATATAGCTGTTGAAAGTTGGGTAAATAGTAATTATTTAGGAATTAATGATAAAGCAAAGGATTCTGATAAACTGGATAATTTAGATTCAAGTCAATTTTTACGCTCTGACGTTGACGATATAAAAAACGGTGAATTAAAATTAACAGGTGAATTAAAAGCAAAAGGACACGTATTTTTACACGCTTTTGAAGGGGAAAATAATTCAGGAACAGCATATTTGCAAGCCCGTGACGATTCAGGAACAAGTGACATTAATTTACATTTAAGAACACAAAAAGCAGGTTCAATCGTAACTGCATTAAGGTTAGATACAAGTGGAAACGGTTCATTTCTTGGCAATATTAACGCAAAAGGATTAGGCAATTTTGGCGGTGTTATTCCAGCACCAGAAGCTGAAACTGTGAATATAGGAGGGCAAGGTATTATAGGAAATCGAAGTGCTATTTTTATTCATAACTACAGTTCAACTGGAAGTATCAGAATGGGGATTGGTGGTACTATTAATAATAATAACAAACTGACTATTGATAGTACGGGGGTTGCAATTAATAAAGGTATTACATTAGCCACCGAAGCCTTAGACATTAACGGGAATGGATTATTCTCAGGTAAAGGCTTATTTGGCTCTGATATATCAACTACTTCAACCTTTGTATCTGGTTTCGCTGGTTCAGGCTGGAAATTAGACGCAGCAACTAATCATTTAACAGTTGATAATTTAACTGTTAGAAATCAGATGGATGTTTACGAATTGGTTATTAATAAAATACGTGCTACAAATGGCAGTTTGTGGGTTAGTGATGCTTTAAAAATAACAGCGACTCAATTAATTGATAGTGGTGCAAGATATAGACTATTTTTTGATAATGACAGTTCAAATAAAACGGCACCTTTTTCACTATATGATATTGTTAAGGCTCAAAATTTTGATGGGCGAAATGTTAAAGTGTTTGTTGGCAAAATAGACAGATTTGATAGTGGTGTACCTGTTGTTTATCCGCTTGAAGGTACACCGTGGGATAATATGACTTTAGTTCGTATTGGTAACACCTCAGACACTAACCGACAGGGAGCAATATATTTAACCAGTTCAGATAATGGAAGCCCTTATATTGATGTTTTAGACGGTGTTAACTCGGCTAACTATTCAGGAAACAACAGGTTAAGAATCGGTAAACTGGATGGTATATCAGGCCAAAATGGTTATGGAATATGGGGAAGCCGTAACGGTAATGATACCGATTTTGTAATTTCAAGTGATGGATATGCTAAAATAGCAGGGTGGAATTTTGATAATGATTACTTATTTCAAGATAGTAATATCTATTTAGGTAAAGATATTTACAGAGTAAACGATACAAATAGAATTATTATAGGAACTTGGAGTACAAATAATTATACAAATGGAAGGCCGACAATTAGATTAGTAGGTTCCTCAATCAATAATTATATTGAAATGTATAGTTCTAATTCTGGAGCAGATTTAAGAGGTGTATATAATAATAGTGAGGTTTTTCATTTATCTGAAAGTGGCTCACAAATAGCAGGATGGAATTTTGATAATGAAAAATTAAATAAAAGCATATCAGGAGATGAAGTAAGAATTGGACAATTACCTATTTCAAATCAAACAGGTTTTTCAGTAGGTGATGGAACAGACGCTAATATCATTAAAATGTTTATTAATGGTGATGGTGATGGTTTTTTTCAAGGACGTAAAAATAGTACAATAATTTTTGATTTACGAACGAATGGAAGTAGTCAAATAGCAGGTGTAAACTTCGATAATTCAAGGCTTTGGACAGCAAATTGGGAGTTAAAAGCAGATGGAACAGCAACCTTCACAAAAGGTAATATTGCAGGGTTTACAATTGAGAATGATAGGTTATATAGTTCTAATGTGGATATAAATAACAATGAAATTGAAATTAAAGATTCAGGTAAGATAGTATTTAAACAGATTAATGATTATTACAATAGAGGTAATCCAAGTATTGATTTTTGGAGTTCTGACACAAATCAACTTGTAGGTTCATTAATGAGTGACAGACAAAGTTTTAAATTACAAGGTTATTCTTTTAACAACCCAAACGTTGAAACAACTTATATTCAGATTAACCCGTATGATATTTATTTAGGCGGTGGACGTACCAGAGTTGAGGGTTTCAAATTACGCCCTTATACATCTGATACAATTTCAACTAATTCAAGTTATCCAACAACAGTAAGCACAACAACTTACAGCAGTGCATTAGTGAGAAATGCAAATGGTGCAGGTTACATTAACTTAACTAATGGTGAAGACGGACAAATATTTGTCGTGGTTGCTGTTGATGATTCACGGGAAGTAAGAGTAGGTGGAACAATACACGGTGATTGGTACACAGTTCCAGGTGGAGGTGTGTTAATGTTAATGTGGGTTGATAATTTATATAACGCAACTAAAAGCGGATGGTTGAGAGTAAGTGTTATAGATAATAACTGGTAATAACATAAGCAGGGTATTAATTTACCCTGTTTTTTATAACAGATAAAACAAGATGAGAGTATGACAATAAATAAAGAGGATTGGAACTGGGGTTCTGTAGGTCAGTGGGCAGTAATAGCATTAACAGTAATATTCTACTACACTGGTGTTGTTAGAACTAATGAGAAACTACAGAACGAAATACAGTACATAGACACTAGAATAGAGCAGGTTTGTTTAAGGCTGGATAAGGTAGAGCAGGATAAGGTAGATAATAATATCCTTAATATGCTATTTGAAAGGCTTAACCGGATTGAGAACAAATTAGATAGACTACAGGAGATTAAGAATGAAACTTAAACTAGAACGGATATTCAAAGGAGAGAATTACACCATTGGTAAGTTATACATTGATGGTGTTTATTTTTGTGATACACTAGAGGATAAGGTTAGGGAACTTAATAACATATCAGACAAAGTTTATGGCAAAACAGCTGTTTTAAGCGGTGTTTATGATGTCATTCTATCCTACAGTCCTAGCTTTAAGAGAGTCTTACCAGAGCTGTTAAACGTACCTTATTTTAAATATATACGCATTCATTCAGGAAACAAAGCTGATGATTCTAACGGGTGTATATTGGTAGGTGAGAATAAAGTTAAGGGTAAGGTTATCAATAGCCGGATTACTGAAAACAAACTTATGGATATTTTAGAGGATAATCAAACTAACCTTAAAATTGAGATAGTATGAGTAGGAGCAAAGTTTTTAGCATTACAATATTTGTAGTAACATCTCTACTATCAGGTTTTTCAGTATTTAATAGTATGGAGGGTGCAGCAAGTGCTATATTCTCAACTGGTGTAACTGCTAGTGTAGGACTGTATGCAAATAAACAGTATCAATTACGTAAAGAGAAGGAGATTAAGCAATAAATAATTAAATATGAATAAGATGACAGAAGCAATTATAGCAATATTACTATTATTTGGTGGTGCTTATGGTGGTAGTCAGTATCAAAAAAATAAGTGTAATGAAGAGTTACAAGAGGTAATGGAAGTTAATAACAATAGGCTGGATAGTGTAAAAGTCAGTTTATATGCGGCTAACAGCAAACTAGACAGCCTCAAATCTCTACCAGCTAAAGTAGATACTATAGTTATTAGGCAGAAAGAGATTGTGGAAAAGACTGATACTCTAATACTGATGAGTCAGGATATTTTATTAAATACTGACACAATCAAAAATGAGTTGCGCAAACATATTGAGATTACAAAGGAATAA